GTGTTCTTGTGGAATGAGTTTATCCACCCAGTTAGCACCACATTCGGGGCAACTTTCAAGTTTTGTGATGTCAGTGTAGTTCATTTTGCGTACAGATAACCACCTGCCCAATCTGCATTTTCCAGCAACCATTCACGATCAGCAATCAATCGCAGATCATAACGAACACCTTTGGCAGGAGACTTCCACGATGCAGACTTATACACTTCACCAGTCTTTTTGTCAATGAAGCAATGAACAGAACGTGAACCTGCTGCGTTCATAATCACTTTATGATACTTTCTACCAGTTTCAGGATAGAACTCATAATCACAAATACCTTGCTTGAGTTTCTCAATGCAAGCATCGTGATACTCTACATCAGACGTGCGAAGTTGATGACTGCGAATAGAATACTCAATAAAGTTTTGACGCAGTGCTTCACACAAAGCATAAGTGTGCCCCAGAACAGCAAGTTCAATGTTCTTGCGTGCTTCCTGTTGTGCAGAATAGTCTGCAAAGGTTGTAGTTGTCATTTGTGTTAGTATCAGTTCAGAAGTGCGGAAACTTTATCATAGAGTGCTTCAACATTCACACCCAGTTGCTCACTGCACTCATCCCAATCATCGTGAAACTCGATGAGATTGAGCAGTGCTTGAATGTCGTCTTGGTTGAGAGTTTGCATCGTTTCGGTGTTGCTCATACTATTGGGACACTTTAGAGGCCTCAGTTCAATCTATTGGAAGTTTTGCAACTGATTTTCCTTTCTTGTGATCTGAAATAAACTTTCTTGCTGATGATTCAGTCTTACACACTTTGAGTTGTTGTCCTTGATGAATAATCATCAGTTGTTTACCAAAAGGGATGGCAGCGTATGTGCCATCCCCAACAATAAATCCTTCAATCATTTAACATCAACTAAGGATTGAGGATCTTCAACACCTAGAAGTTGAGGAAGAGCTCCAGCAACAGAATAGGCAGACGATTGTGTAGTCAAACGTTTGGTAACGTATTGAATCACAAGCGCATCAAGTTTGTTCAGATACTCAACAGCATCTTGACGCTGTTGCACAACTTCTTCCGCAGTTTCACATCCTTTGGTATAAGTAACGACATCAGTCTCTTTGATGTCATTCTCAACAAAGTTCTTCATGATCTGAAGGAAACCACGTTCGATGTAGGTATTCTCTTTGCAGCAAATAATCACAGGATTGGTAGAAGAACCAGTCTGGATGATTTCAGATACTTTTTGTTGCGCGTTCTTAGGGTGAACAAAAGGTGCGATGTTCACGGCAATCGTAGTTTGCTGATAGATTTTATCTACGATGTCGCTGACTTGTTTGGCAGTAAATGAGTGACTAATTGTATTCACCCAAGACTTGATGTCATCCTTTGACAGTGAGCTACCATGACGTTTGACATAGCATACACCACGATTCACAAAATCGTTGATAGTATGACGTTTTGCTACTGTATGATTGTTAGCACCAAGGGCAACAATGTCATACGCATCATCTACACGATTTTCCCATTCTTTCCTCAGACGGTAAATAAGAAAGGGATAGTTGGTGATTCCAAGCTCATAACAAGCATTGTACCGATTATAGCCATCCCACACTTCTTCCTCACCATTAGGAAGAATCATCAGAACAGGAGGCAACTCAGTAACACGATAACCCACCTGAAGTTCAGAAATGAGTCCGTTAATGTTATTCGTATCAACACCACCAGCACGGGCTTTATTTGCTGGTTGTTGAATGTTGAGGTTCACCCAATCTTTTACCTCAGTGCCTTCATAATCAGCACAGTCAAAGATAGGAGCAGCAAGAGAATTGAATGTAGGATTGGAAAGAACTCCACTCCAATTTGTCGAACCTGAAGTGTAAAAAGAAATAATTTGTGACATGATTAAATAGCAAGTTTGCTTTGTATCAGTTGCTATGAACAGAAGTTCTGAACTGATGTGGATAGTTTAACAACTTTGGGTGGGGATGTCAAGCCCCATAATCAATCAGCGGCGAACCACACTCACAGCAGGTTCGCCTTTCTCAAAGATGGTGTCAACAACTGCCTGCACAGAACGAGCAGTGGAGATACCAACTTTATCATAGACGGGCACACAAACCAGTCCAAACTTCTTGGATTCATCACCCAAACGGATCACACGTCCAATAGTCTGACTGATGCCAATGTAGTCCATGTTCCGCATAAACAACACTGCTTCCAGTCCAGATACGTTGATGCCCTCAGATAGGATGCTATGGTGAATCACAACGAATCGCTTGCTGCTATCCTTGCCCCACGCATTGAGAGTGTCAAAGAACTTCTCACGATCCACCCTCTTACCATCAATAACTGCACCAGTCTTAGATGTAATCATCATCCAAGAATAACCTCGCGTTTGTAACTGTGAGCAGAAATCAGATTCTGACACCAAACCAACAATTTGTTTGGTGGTGCGAGCACAAATCAGGATCTTTTTGATGCTTTGCTCATCAATCGTCTCCAACAGATTCTCCGCATCGCGCTCAAAAACTACTTGACGATCCTTCACCATAGGCAACTGCTTCACCACAACTTTAGGAGGAAGAATGTAACCACCTTCCACCAGTTCGGGTGCAGGAACCTGACAGATTACCTGTCCATACACATCAGAATGGTTCATGCCTGGTTTGCCCACAGCAAGCGAATGTTTGGGCGTAGCAGTGAAGAAGTAGCAGCGGGCAGCGTTAGCAGCAAAGTGCTCAGTTGCAGGGAAGAAGTTACGCTTGACGCTGTTATGTGCCTCATCAAAGTAAATCGTATTCACCTCAATGTCAGCATCAACCAGGCGTTGAAGAGAGTTGTAGGTGGTTACAATCAGGCGATGATTGTCAGCGTTGACATCAACCCAGTTGCGAATCTCACGGGGACGAGTAGAAGATTCGTGGTGAGTTTCGCCACTGTGAACGTGGAAAACTTCAGCATTAGTGATGTGCTCCAGAAACTCACTAGAAAGTTGCTCAGCAAGCAAAATACGCGGAGCAACAACAACAATCGTCTGCGGAGTTTCAGACTCAAACTGAAGCAGAGCATCTACAATCATCTTCAGCGTTTTACCGCCGCCAGTAGGAACAATGATCTGTCCTTTGCGGTGCTGTTGCATCGCATCGGTGCCACGCTGTTGATGAGGACGAAGAGTAGGAATCACTGGTTCAGAATGTTGTTGAGATCAAGAATAACAGAGTTCATCGCAGCGCGAGAATAACCTGTTGCAAAAGGATAGGTTTTCTCGTAATTATCGCTCTCGGATGAGTCAACATTGTAGCACACATTAACTGCATCCTGCAAGTTGCTAATTAGACGTTGTAGGGTATCAACCCTTACAGTCACGGTTTCCATAGTGTTGTAGGCGATTCTAGAGGTGCCTGGTGAGGTTATTGGTTGCCGAACATTTCAGCATAAAGATCAATGGGATTGTTCAATTCGCGCTCACACTGCTTCAAAAAAGCAATTTCACGTTGATAGAACTCCATTGAAGATTTGGCTTTTAAGTATCCATTGCGAGCATCATAGAGTGCTCGTTGGATTTCAATGCGGTTCATAATGAAGGAGATGCTTATACTACAGGGACACTTTAGAGGCCTCAGTAATCAACTCCAGGACTTCTTAAAGTTCTTTAGTTTTACTTCACTTGGTTTCTTTCCTTGTTTCTCTGCTTCTGCTTCTTTCACTCTCTTCTCCAATTCTGATTCACCTGCTCTCATTAACTTTTGTCTTTCTGCTCTAGTGTATCCAGATGCTTTTTGTGGCTTATAGTCTGGAGAGACAGTTTCTTTCTTTTTCTTTGCTAAAAGTTGTGATGCAGTTTTTGCTGCTTCCTTTGCTTTAGGTTTTGTTGCTGGGGCAGTTTCACCTTTTTTCTTTGCAGCAATTCTTGCTAATGCTGCTTTCTTTCTTTCTTCTTTTGCCGCTGCAGCTGCTTTTGCTTTTACATCAGCAGCACCACGTTCTTTTTCTGGTTGTTGAACTCTTGTAGATGTTGATCTTTGAGTACCAATGTCTTTGCGTGCTTTGTATTCTTTGGCAGGTTCCATTTTACCCCCACCAACAGCTTTCATTCTACGTCTTTCAGGAGCAGTCTTTTTACGCTCAGCACCGATGCGTCCACCTTCGCCAGTTTTTCTAATTTGAGAAGAACTCATCACGCTGGCATCGTATGCTTCAGCAACAAACTCCTGAAAGGTTTTCATCTGCATCTAAACACTCTTTTTAGTATTTAGAACTCCTCTTCCTTTGCTTTATAGGAACCCTTGAAGACACGACCTTCTGCATAAAGTTGCAAAACACGCTCACGACGAGTTGCAATCAAAAGATCATACTCTTGTTGCTGCTGAGCAGTAAAAACAAAATCTTGCTTCCTCCAAGCATCTTTCAGTTCTTTGATGTGAGGGAGCACGTTTGCAATGGTTTCAGTAGTCATAATAGTTTAGAAGTTAATGTGATCAGAAATCAATGTTAGATTTAAGGAACTCTTCAAATGATTTATCATCTTTCTCATCGAAGATAAACTCATTCATTTCTTCAACAAAGTCAAAGTGAGAGAACTCTTCAATTTGCAAATCATCAAAATGATCCATTTTAGAATCAGTCGCTTACACTATAGAGACACTTTAGAAGCCTCAGTATTTGTCAACGACTCATGATTGCTTTCATCTCTGCTCTTTTTTGTGATTGTTGTGCTCTTGCTTCTGCACCCAATTCTTGATGAACATGCTTAATGTGTGCTGACTTTTGTGATGCTTGGCGTCTTGCAACTTGCTTGCTGTATTCGTTAGGCTCCATCGCTGGAGTTTGTTCCATGAATTGCTGAAACGTCTTCATCTTTAGAAATACTTTTCATGTATTTATTTTACCAATATCTTTATATCTCTTGCTCCTTGTTGTTCGATCACTTTACACCAAAACTCAGCATCATCAATTTTGAGAAACGTTGCAGTTTGTGTTGAGTATCCTTTCTTTTTTTGTTTCAGGTAAGTTACTTGGTACATCATTCCAATGTCTAATAGCGTTTGCTACAATAAAACAGTTTGTGATCAAAATAGACAGAAACATCAAAAGACGAATAAGAGCAATCTTATCCGCCTCTTGATCATTTTTACCTGCTTTTTCTCCTAGAGATTTAGCTAACAATCTCCAGAAACTTTTGTGTTTCATTTATCGGATTCTTTGAGCAATTTGACTTGATTCCAATCTGCCTTATACACCAAGACGCAAACATCATTCAAGCGATTGTTCCCCACCCGAACACAAATTGAAATGTATTCGTCACAGACAAAACGAACTTCACCCACCCAATGTTTATGTTGAACGATGATGCCTTCGGCAAAGGATGGTTTCATGCAAATGCACTTTCTAGTGGTGTTTGTTTGATAGACATTGCCGTATAATTCCTAGTATTCTTGAAATTTACAACTTTACCAACTTCTTTACTATTTACAGGACTATAGAACTCACACTTTTTGTATGAGTAGAATCCCCAAATTGTACGGGTAGACTTGCCCAAATTGTAATCAAACTGACGGTGACAACGCAACCAAATAGAAAAGATGCCACGTTTGAACTCTTCAACTTCATAACTATAACCTTTTGGTGCTTTGTGAGTAAATTGTGGAATCAAATCAATGGAGAGTTTCATTAACAATCGTATTCTTTGACGTATGTAAGCAGTTTAATCTGTTCTTGCAGTTGCAAGATTTCTTGCTGTTGTTCTGTAATCTTTTGTTGCAACTCAGTGATGCGTCCTTGATATTGAGTTTTAAGTTCGCCAATCATGTGATTGGAATGTTGTACGTTTTGTGTCACGTTGTAAAAGACTCAACAACAGTAGATTCTACATCTTCAGCAAGAATAAAGGTTCTTGCATTTAGAACGTTTTCCCTGAGATCGCTATAGTATTTCTCATAGAAATTGCCATCATCTTCAGCAGAAATCAAGTCGAAACACTCATCATCATCTTCTGCGATGACATTCCAAACTCCACCATATTCACTGGAAGGAAAAGGAACATAGTGATCAACGATGTAAAAAAACTTTTGTGCCATTTGTCTTTGTAAATTACTCCTATAGTTTAATGTGAAGTGATGAGATTGTCAATAGAACTCAGCGAGATAATAATCCACAGTTACCTCAAATCGTGCTGCTTCAC